TGCCGCGAACGAGTTCAAAGATCCGCGATGGGCTGCGCAGGTTGGTAATCGATGTGACGAGTTATGCGAGATGATAGCAACGGGAGGATACGATGCCACTTCTAAGCATTAATCCGCCGCCAGGCGTCGTCAAAAACGGTACTGAGCTCCAGCAAAGCAACGCTTGGAGCGATGCAAATTTAGTCCGATGGTATGAGGGTGCGCTGCAACCGATTGGCGGTTGGCGGGCGCGCACGACCAGCGCCATGAGCGGCAAGTGCCGCGCTCTGATTGCCTACGTAGATAACGACGGCGACCGCCGCGTTGTGGCGGGCACGCATAGCAACCTGTACTTGATTGATGAGTCGAATGTTGTCACTGATATTACACCAGCGTCTTTCACAACCGGCACAGCTGATGCAGCACAGAACCTGGGGTACAGCGGAGCGGCCTGGGATGCCAGCACCTGGGGCACACCGCGACCAGATACAGGCGCCTATACGCCGGCGACTACCTGGTCGCTCGACACCTTCGGTGAGTTTGTAATTGCGTGCTCCGTATCCGACGGAAAGATTTACCAGTGGGCTAACACTAGCGGCACGCCAGCTGCTCTGCTGAGCAACGCGCCGACAAACAACACGGCAGCTTTCGTTACAGAGGAGCGCTTTGTGGTTGCTCTAGGGGCTGGCGGCATTGGCAACAAAGTCGCATTCAGCGATCAGGAAGACAGCAATACCTGGACCGCAGCTGCGACCAACCAGGCTGGCTCGTTTACCCTTGCAACAAACGGCAACCTGATATCGGGACACCGGCTGCGCGGCGAGTCTCTGCTGCTGACTGACATTGATGCGCACACGATGCGCTATCAGGGTCCGCCATTTGTTTACGGCTTTCAAACTGCGGGAACTGGGTGTGGCACAGTGAGCGCAAACAGCTGCGTCGTTGCCGACGGCGTCGCTTTTTGGATGGGGCAAAACACGTTTTTTAGCTACAACGGTAGCGTTCAGGCACTTAGGTGCTCGGTCGGTGACTTCATTTTCAACGACCTAAACGCGAACCAGCGGAGCAAGGTTTACGGTGTTCTAAACAGCAAGTTCAGCGAGATCGTTTGGTTTTACCCTAGCGCCGGTAGCGTCGAGAACGATAGTTACGTCACATATAACTACCAACAAAACATCTGGCAAATCGGATCGTTGTCGCGCACGGCTGGCGTAGACGCTGGGGCCTTCCGGTTCCCAAACTACATCACTTCTGATGGGTACGTGTACGAGCATGAAGTAGGCCATGCCTACGATATCGATAGCGTCGTTTTTGCAGAAACTGGTCCGCTGCAAATCGGCAGCGGCGACAATTTAATTGTTGCGCGCAAACTAATACCGGACGAGCGGACAGCTGGCGACGTGACAGCAACATTCAAAACGCGGTTCTACCCGAACGCTGAAGAGTCGAGCCACGGCCCGTTCAATATGGCAAACCCGACGAGTGTCCGTTTTCAAGGCAGACAGGTGCAAATGCGAGTCACAGGTGATCAGCAAACTGGTTGGCGTGTTGGGAACATGCGCCTGGATGTGGTGCCAGGGGGTGCAAGATGAGATTGCCAGACCAGCCAAAAACTTATGATCAGTTTGTTGAGCGGCAGCGCAGTCTTTCGTTGGAGCAGGCTGACAGTCTCAATCGCAAAAAAAACCAAGACATCGAGGTCGGTGACGAGCGCATCATTTTGCAATCGCCCAGCGGCACCAGGTTCAAACTGGTGGTCAATGATCTCGGCGTAGTGACGGCAAGTGCCGTATGAACGCAGTAGAACAAGACCATCGAGCTTTCATCGAGCCCTACCGGCGCTTGATTGACCAAGCGCTGGCGCATGCCGGCGGCACGCACACGTTCGAGGATGTGCTCGACCAGATTCTGCTGGGTGAGATGCTTTTTTGGCCTGGCGATAAGTCCTGCATGGTCACTGAAATTGTGCAGTACCCACGCAAGCGCGGGATGCACGTTTTTTTGGCAGCTGGCGATCTCGATGAGATCAAGGCAATGGAGCCGGACCTGCGTCTGTTGGCGCAGAAATTGAAGTGTGACGCAATCAGCCTGGCGGGACGAAGAGGCTGGGTGCGTGCGTTAAAAGACATTGGATTCAACGAGGGCCACGCAATCGTGGTGAAAAACTTATGAGCAAAGATGCAGGCGTAAGCGGCGGCGGAACGAAACTGAACATCATAGATTTGATTGCAATGCAGGAAGGCATGACGGGCCGGCCGTACATGGGCGTAAACCCAGCAGAGGCAGAGGCTCCAGCGCCCACGCCGATGACAACAGACGAATTTTACGGCATGAGCAACGGGCGCATCGGTCAGCCCGACCAGGACTACTTCAATCAGTTCGTGCTACCTGGATCACAAGGCTATGAACAGCCGCAGCTGATGAATCCTATGGCACGAGGGCGTGCAGTTTATGGAGCGAATCCAACGGCAGCAGAATTCGGAGCGATTGACGAGAGGTATTACCGATGAGCATGGGAAAAAACAAAAGCAGCTCCAGTCAGGAATTCGATCCTGAACTGAAGGGCTTGCTAACGGAAACATTTAGGACGGGACAGAACCTGTCGCGCATGCCGTATCAGAGCTATGACTTTGCGACACAAGCGCCAATGAGTCCTGCGCAACTGGAAGCAATGAACCGAACCGCTGACATCTCGCGCGCAGGCGTAGGCCAAGACGCGGTTGCGGACGCCATGACCGCAACGCGCGCCACAATGAACTACTCGCCTGTGTCCGTAAGCGCTGGAAACATCTCTGCACCAGGCTCAGTCGATCAAGTTGGTTTCAATAATGTCGGCGCGCAAAACGTGACAGCCCAGAATGTTGGAGCGCAAAACGTAACGGCTGGACAAACCCAAGCGCAGAGGGTGCAGGAGCAATTTGGCTTTTCTCCAATCAACAATCAACAGGTGAACACAGGCACGATTGGCAGCACTAATGCAGTTGGAGTCCAGCCGACCGAACGTATTGGTCAGACGTCGGCAGTCGGGACGGGAACTATCGGCACTGGGCCTATTAGTGCGCAGCAGGTTACTGGTCAAACGGTAAACGCCGCGCAGTTTGACCCAAATGCAATGAGCAGATACACAAATCCATATGAGGACCAGGTCGTTCAGCAGACGATTAGCGATTTAGACCGCGCGCGTCAGATGACGCAAAACCAAAACGCTGCGGGCGCAGTGCGTTCAAATGCTTTCGGAGGTGATCGTGACGCTTTGGTCCGAGCGGAAACTGACAGAAACTTTTTACAGCAAGTCGGTAGGACAACCGGAGGTCTGCGACAGGCAGGTTATAACCAAGCCTCTGCGCTGCAGCAGGCCGACCTGGGTCGGCAACAGCAAGCAGCGTCACAGACTGCGTCTCTGGGTCAGCAAGCTAATCTAGCGAACCAGGCTCAGTCACTGGCAGCTGCTCGCGCCTCTGGTCAATTTGACTTGCAGGGTCAGACTGAGACAGGACGCCAGGCGTTGCAGTCAGGATTGTCTGCGCAGCAGCAGAACACACAGCGGGCGCTGGCAAACCAGAATATGAGCGGCAGAGATGCGCAGTTAGGGCTGCAAAGTGGCCTAGCATCACAGCAGCTAAACCAGGCAGCAGACACGCAGAACCAGGCGAACATGCTAACGGCTAGCCAAGCAAACTCAGCAAATAACCTGGCAGCTCAAAGACTGAACCAACAAGGTCAGATTACTGGTGCGCAGCTTGGGCAGGCAGGTCAGCTGGCTAACCAAAGAGCATCTTTGCAATCGGATCAAGCTAACCGAGATGCCGCTATGCGCGCCGGACTGGCTAACCAGGACGCGGGTATGCGTGCTGCTTTAGCGAATCAAAATGCGCAACTGCAGGCTGGACGAGCGAATCAGGACGCAGGACTAAGAGCGTCTTTGGCCAATCAGCAGACCGGACTTCAAGCAGGGCTAGCGAATCAGCAGGCACAGTTCCGTGATCAAGGATTCAATTTTCAAGCACAACAGGCAAACCAAGATGCGGCACTGCGCGCAGCATTAGCAAACCAAAACGCAGGTATGGCGGGTGCACGGATGAGCCAGGGCGCAGCACAACAGCTAGCCGGACTTGGCGGTGCGCTCAGGGGTATGCAGTACGGCGACGCAGCCCAATTGCAAGGTGTAGGTGACGCGCAGCAAGCCTCTGCACAGCAACTTCTGGACGACCGCTACCGACGCTTCCTTGAGCAACGAGAATATCCGTATCGCCAGTTTGACGTGCTTCGCGGCGGCGCTGGTGTGTTGCCTAATCCTCTCACGAGCAGCAGCAGTGGTCGTGGATTCAATGTTGGCTTACCTGGAGCGTAAGGATGAATTTAGGAACAATGCCTTTGATGGCGTCATTTAACCCGCTAGCACTACTCGAAGAGGACGAGGCGATGCAGCAGCAAAATCCGACACTAGGTAATGCAATCGGCGAGGGCATAAGAGGTGCCGGAGAAAACATTGGCCAAGGATTTGCTGCGCTTAGCGACCCCCAAGCGTTGCTCATGGGTGCTATTCAACCTGGCCTACAAAACCTGGCTTCGTTGGCGCAAGACCCCGCCAAAAGTTTCAACGACAGGTTGCAGCAGCTGATGGATGCCGATGAAGACCCAGAGCGTGCGCGACTAAAAAGCCGCGCGCGCATGGCAGAGATGCAAGCACAAGGTCAGCAAAGCTACGACTCCGGCAGAAACTTTGTGCAGCTGCCGATGGGAGGTTTTGTTGGCGGGGCGAATAGAGGACTAATTTAATGGCTATATCACCACAACAACAGCTAGACCCACTCACAGCGTATCAGCAGCAGCTGGTTTCACGTCAGGATCTGTTTGGCAGCATTCCAGAAGTGCCGCAAATCAATCCAGAAGTGCAGCAGATGATTGCACAGCAGCGCGCAAGAGATACGCAGACGGAACAAATGCAAGGCTACTTCGAGCCGCGTGACTATAGCGAGCCACAAAACTTTCGAGAGGGCGCTGCAAACGTGTTTCAGCGAGTGCTGCTGCGACCTTTGCAGGAAGGCTTAGGTCTGCGCGAAAGCCCAGAAGACAGGTACACCAGGTACAAAACAGACTCAGCGCGCGCTGAGTTGGCTATCGCTCAAGAGCAGCGCCGACGAGAAGCTGCAGCGTCGTCGGTCGCAAGCCGAATTCTGCCAAATTTATCGCGAGAAGATCAGCAAGCATTTGCGTTAGCTGAACTTACTACGCCTGGTTCTGGCCTCAAGTCGCTGCAGGAAATGTTGCCGACAGGGGCACGAGAGTTCGACTTCTATCAGAACCTGTCGCCAAAGGAACAACAAGAATTTTTGCGATTCCAAGAATCGAAAGCGAACCGCACGAACATACAAAACACGCCTAACATTTACAAAAAGCTTCAGGCAGAAGACTACTTTGCAAATCGCGAGCGCGTGTATAGCGCAGCACGAACCGCACGAACCACAAACGCCGACATATCGCAGATGCAAGATTTGCTGAACAGCGGCGTAGACACAGGTTTTGGTTCTGAGTTCGTACTGGGCGTGCGCAGAGCGGCGCAGTTCTTCGGCTTTGATGACGACGAAGGGATCATGGGTGCTCAGGTTGCTGGCGCAGAGGCTTACATCGGGTTGAGCAACAAAATTATCTTGCCACAGGTCAAACAGCTCGGCGTGAACCCAACTGACAAAGACCTCAATTTTATCAAGGCGGGCTCGGCAGATTTGGGTAAGAGCTTAGCGGGCAATCTGCTTATGCTTGAGGCACTGCGCTTCTCAAATGACCGGGCCATCATGATGGCCGATGCGCAAACCAAGTGGGAAACAGAAAACTCTGATCTGCTGGACAGTAACCCGTCGCGGGCAGCACGACTGCTGCAACAGCATATGTTTGAAGTTGAAAACAGTGATGAGTTTTTGCAAAGACGAATCGCTCTGCGCGCTGCAAAAAACAGGATTCTTGGCGGTGACGACTTCGCTGAAGATGATGCGGCGCTAAAAATGTATAACGGTTTACGAGGTGGAAGGTGAGTAACATACAAACCCAGCTGAAGACGCTCCGCGAGCTACTCGAAAAAGATGAAGCAAATGGCGACCTGGATGAGCGTTCTGCTCAGGTG